AATCTTGGCGACCCCTGCAAGCTTTTTGCGGGTAGGGGCGCCGTTCCTAGGCATCCGCTGGAGCAATGGGCTTCAGGACTCCGGACTACCACGACAATGATCAGTAGCACAGGTCCCGGAACCTTCGTGGTGACGCTGGATTGGGTGATGGCTCACACCGAATCCGGGTTGTCGCTGACTCGTGATCAGGTGCTCGCTGTTGGGGATACCTGGCCCATCCAGCAGGGTTGGAAACAGCGCTGGGTCGGGAAGATGATCACCGAGGAGCAACGGCTCCGGTTCGAGGAGCGATTGAAGTTCGGCCCTGCGAAGCGCCGACCTGTGGCGAATCAGGAATTGTTCTGATGGCCAGGCAGCTGAGGTGCCGCACCTGTAGGGAACCGATCTTGCTGATCGGTCGACCGGGGTTCATCAAGCGAGGTGAGCCTAAGTACTTTGCCGTGAATCCGGATGACCGGCAGCCTCACGGGAAGCGATGTCGGTTGACCATGGAGCTCCGTGAGGCGCGCCGTTCGAAGTCCCCTTTCAAGCCGAAACACTCAGGAGACTCCCAGGGCGCAGCCCGGGGAGGAGCTCCGATGCCACCCACCCAGAAGGAACTGCCACTGTGAAAACATTCTCCGATGCGTCTGAGGACGTGCTGATCAGCATGGAACAGATGCTCCGCGCCCATCACGAGGAGCTTGGCAAGGTGAAGATCACCGCCTTGTTCATCTACGACGACGAGGAGCCCAACCAGGTGCTGATGCACCAGGGGTACCGGGCTGCGGCAATGATCCGCATCTGCTCGCTTCGGGAGCGCGCCAGCGGCACGGCTGACTCGGTGATGATCGTCGACAGAGACTGCTGGCTGGAGATGGACAAGCCCCAGCGTGACGCCCTGGTCGACCACGAGCTCATGCACCTGGAACTGGTCGAGGACGAACAGACCGGCAAGACCAAATACGATGCGATCGGCCGCCCGAAGCTTCGCATGCGCAAGCACGACCACCAGTTCGGCTGGTTCGATGCGGTGGCGCTGCGGCACAAGGAGGCGAGCATCGAGGTGAGCCAGGCGCGCCAGCTGATCGCATCCACCGGGCAGCTGTACTTCGACTTCGGCGGCGCACCCCCGAAGGGCGCCACGGAACAGGTCGGCACACCTGCCAAGGCTACCGAGGAGGATGCAGCGAAAGTCGTCACCTCATTGCTGGGTCGAAAGATCCAGCAGCACAGCCGCAAGAAGGCCACCGAGGACGGCACGCAGCCGCCGCTGAACAGCTGATCTGTGAAGGGCCGCATCCCATACGGCGGCCCGCTCCCCCCTCCGGTTGACCTGATCGTGGTCGGCCAGGGGGAGGGGAGTGAGGCCTGGTGCCGCAACTGGCAAGGCCTGCACGTTCCGATCGTCGTTCTCACACAGCAACAGCGGCAGCACGCCTGGGCGAACCGCCATCAATTTGAGAGGAAAAAATGAACATCATCATCGGGGTCGACCCCGGTATCAGTGGGGGGATTGCGATCATCACGACAGCCGGGGAGTGTTTGCTGTGTGAGCCGCTTCCGATCGTGCGCGACGGGTCACTCGCCTGGGTCGACGGTGGGCGCATGCAGTCCATGCTGATCGATACCCTCCAGGGTCGAGGAGCCCGCGCGCTGATCGAGCGGGCGCAGTGCATGCCCAAGCAGTCAAGCCAGAGCGGGTTCAACTACGGGGTGGGCTTCGGTTCGCTCCTGGCCATCTTCCAGGCTCGCCACATCGCCATTGAGCTGATCAGCTCCTCGAGGTGGAAGGGTGCCATGGGGCTCACTGCCAAGAAGGCGCTGAGCCTGGATAAGGCACGGCTCCTGTATCCCTCGATCGAGTTACCCAAGGCGAAGGACGAAGGCCGCGCCGAGGCGCTGCTGCTCGCCCACTACGGACTGCATCGACCACCCACCCCACCGCGGCCGCCGCGCGTGAAGGCGTCTGCCGACCAGGTGGCAGCATGAGTGATCAACCACCCCTCGAGGAGCCCGGCTTTGGGCTGCCGCCTATTGGGATGCGCACCACAGAACGTCGAGGCCTGCCGCCTGACCTCCTGAAGCCTGGCGGCATCCAATGGGTCGACAGCATCACCGATGCCCAGGCCACCAAACTGGTGCGCGCTGTCATGGGCACCAGTCCCCTGGAGCGTGAAATCCTGACGCATTACTGGGTGAGCCCGACAGACTTCCGGGGTAACTGGCAGGAGTGGGGCTGCGTGGTGCGCGGCATCATCGATCGTTTCGTAGACCTGGGAATCCTGGAGCGTGTCCTAACCCCTGACGAAGGCGCGCCGACCATCCGCGGCAACGCTGCTGCGCTGCGACCGTACATGGATGCTTTGGCAAACGTCCCGCTCCCCGTGCAGATATGGGCGGTGCCAGAGCTATGAGGACCCTCGAGGTGCGCTGCTGCTGCCAGCCATCCAAGATGCTGGGATGGGTCGAAGTCCCTGACCACCTGGCGCAGCCCGGGCGCACCCTGGTTAGCAGAGTGCAAGAGGCCATGATGCCGGCGCCGACCGCGGTGGAGGGCTTCGCGTCCAATATCGTGACCACCATCGTGAATTTCCCGGTGCAGATGTTCCAGCCTGAGGGTTACACCGCGCCGCGCCTGGCCGTAAAGGCTGAAGGCTATGAAGGGGATGAGCTGTACCGGCTACTGCGACCGTGGAACTTCAGGCCAGCATGAGCATCATGGCCAAGCCGATCGAGGAGCAGTGCGCGAAGTGCCCACGGCCGGCGACGTGGGGGCTGTTCGCCTGGTCGCAGGGGCAGTCGGACATCAACCTCAACAAGAAGCCCCAGGTGATCGTGTGCGGCCGCCACAAGTACATCGTGAAGCTTTGCACCAAAGGCGGACCGCTCCTGCGCTGGGCGAGGCTGGCCACGTGAGCGTAGTATCCGTCCGACATGGAAAGTCAGAATGCGCTGACGCTCGAGGAGCCGCTGGTCGCACCGCGGGGCCTCGAGGGCTGGATCCCTACCCGGATGAAGGGTGGCGCCGTTTTGTGGCGACCGCCTCGTCCGATGATGCCGCCGCGGCACGCCGCCTTGGTGTTCCCACACCGCCGGAGGTTCCAATGGGTCATGATCGGCTGGTTCGCCTTCGTGCTGTTCTGCTTCGCGATGGCATGGGTGACCAGAAACAACTGAGTTCGGTAGCCAAGGCGTGAGTGGCGATGTAACCGCGTCTGTGCGTCGCTGGCCCTCCTTTCCCCCCTCGGGATAAAGCTGGTCTATGGACGCACCGCCTGGCCCCCGTGACGGGCCAACAGGAGGACGAGATGGCATTCAAGCGACCCAGTAACAAAGCGATTCGCAGCATGGCAGCCAAGGTGCTGCGTGCTCAGCCGCGGCGCCCGAAGGTGCGCAGGTTCTTCTATGTGGCATCGGCGCGCAGCACCACGCTGCATATCCAGTTCGGCAAGACTCACACCGAGGGACTGACAGCCTGCGGACGTGTGGTGTCGCCGGGGTGGTCGTGGTGGGCCGCGCACCGCCGGCCGGACCTGAAGCGCTGCACCCAGTGTGACCGCGCCGCATGAACATGACTGCAATCCAGCTCCTCGAGCGCCGGCGGGCACGCCAGATGATGGTGTTCGATGCCGCTGTGATGATCAGGCAGTCCCTGGGCGGCTCCGCCGGCGCCCTCGAGGAACGCATGGAGCACATCCGGATCGCGGCGCTGGGGGCTGTAGCGGACTCCAGGGCCGTGTTCATTGCCCTTCGCGCTAAGGGCATCATCAACGAGAAGGAGGAGCAGTTCTTTCTGGACCAGGGGTACAAGGCAGTGCTCGACCAAATTGCGGCCGGGGTGAAGGCTATGCAGACGACAGGGGTGCAGCAAAGTGGCTAGCCGTGACAAGCTTTCCCGAGCCCAGCAGAAGGCCGTCGACTGGATCAATTCCAAGGGCGCCACCCGCATGGGTGCGATCGGTGAGGAGGTCGGCAAGATGCTGGCCGAAATCTGCGTCGAGCTCATGGATGCCAAGCAGGAGGCTGCCCACTGGAAGGCCGCCTTCGACACCATCCAGACAGAGTTCAAGATCGCCGTCGGCATCACGCTCAAGAAGCAGGGCGGCGACAAGCTGATCATCACCAAGGCGGACCTGGCCACGATGCCCCCGAACACGGAGCTGTGGCTGGATGACCATGAGCCGGGGGTGAGGGTCTATGCCCTGCGTGAGCGCCAGAAGCGCAACCCCAAGGCCGACGATGCCGTCCGCCGCATCATGCTGCCGCACTAGATACACACCAGGGGGCGGTCTCAGTTCTGAAGGCTTCCGGCACTGATGGCTGGCGCTACTGAGGAAACTGGCATCGCGATCAGCCTGCCGCCCCGATTTGCAGCACGTATTTTGTATGCGTTAGTGTGAGCCGCGATGCCATTCCAGAAGGGACACAAGAAGCTCGGTGGCCGCAAGAAGGGCCAGGTCAGCAAGCTCACCCGCAACGCCCGCACCGCCATCGGCATGCTCCTTGATGGGCAAAGTCATAAGCTGCCTAAGTGGCTGGATGCAGTACGAAAACAGGACGGCCCGCGCGCCGCCATGGACTGCTACACCAAGCTCCTGGAGTTCCACGTGCCGAAGCTTGCGCGCACCGAAATCCAAGGCGACCTGACCGTCAGCCTCGAGCACCTGCTGGTGCAGGCTGCATCGAAACGCGCAATTCCCAAGTGAGCGAGGTCGGCGCCGACATCCTGAATTTGTGGCGCGATCGTCCCGATGTCATGGTCCGGGACCTGTTCAACGTCACCCCTGACCCGTGGCAGGACAAGGTGCTGCAGGACTTCCCGACGAACCCGCGCCAGGCCATGGGGTGCTGCAAGGGCCCGGGTAAGACTGCAACCCTCTCCTGGCTGGGGTGGAACTTCCTGGTCACCCGTCCCTTTCCGAAGATCGGGGCGCTGTCGATCACCGGCGGCAACCTCGATGACAATCTGTGGCCTGAGATGGCCACCTGGCAGGCCAAGTCGCCGCTGCTGCAGCAGCAGTTTGAATGGACCTCGAGCTCCATTCACCTGCGCGCGCACCCTTCCAACTGGTTCATGACGCGCAAGACCTGGCGCCCGTCAGCTTCTGAGGAGGAGCTGGGTACCACCCTGGCGGGCCTGTGGGCTGAGCACGTGCTGTTCCTGATCGACGAGGCTGGAGGCGTGCCGGTGCCGATCATGCGCACCGCTGAGGCTGCCCTGCAGCGTCAAGGCACTGAAGGGCACATCGTCCTGGCCGGCAATACCACCTCCACCACCGGGTGTCTGTATGAGGCGCTGGTGACGCGCCGGCATATGTGGAAGCCCTACGAGGTGACCGCTGACCCTGATGACCCGAACCGCACCCCGCGCATCGACATCGACTACTGCCGCGCGCAGATCGCAGAGTTCGGTCGCGACAACCCCTGGGTGATGATCAACATCCTGGCCAAGTTCCCATCCCAAGGCATCAACCAGCTAATCAGCGCCGACCAGGTGCGCAGCTGCATCGGTCGACACCTGCACCCGAACATCTACCAGTACCTGGCGAAGATCCTCGGCGGGGACGTGGCCGACTTCGGAGACGACAAGAACGTGCTGTTCCCCCGCCAGGGCCTCGCCTACTTCCCGCCCCTGGTGCTGCGCAAGATGGACCCGCTCCAAATCGCCGGTAACTGGATGCAGTTCGCGACCCAGCACAAGGCTGACTCCATCCAGGTCGACGCCACTGGCGGCTACGGGTCAGGTCCGATCGCGGTCATGAAGGAGCACGGCTACAGCGTGCTGCCCATCCAGTTCGCCGGCGAGGCGCTGGACCCGAAGTTCTATAACAAGCGGGCGGAGATTTGGTGGAACGCCTGCGAGCACATCAAGCAGGGGGCGAGCCTGCCCTCGAAGTACATCGACGCCTCAGGTGCTGAGCACGACCTGGGCGAACTGGTCCACGAGCTCGCCAGCGCCACGTACAGCTACAAGGGCGACCGCATCCTCCTGGAGCCGAAGGAACTCATGAAGGCGCGGCTGGGTCGCTCACCCGACTTTGCCGACGGGCTGTGCTGTACGCACGCCTTCCCGGTGCAGGCGCCTGAGCGCACGCAGCGGGTGATGTTGGGATTTGACATCGCATCGAGCGTCACAAAGACTCGCTCCGACTACGATCCACTGACCAGGGATTGATATGGCCATCGGCCCGATCAAGAAAGGCGCCTTTCACAAGTGGCTGGGCAAGAAGCCAGGAGAGCCCATCACGGACGCCGATATCGCCAAAGGCATCGCTGCCGGCGGACACCCCGCCAAGATGGCGCAATTCGCCAAGGCTGCCCGCGGGTTCAAGCATGGGGGGGAGAAGAAGAAACCGCCGGTGAAGGATCACGCCGCGCGCATGTACGGCAAGGATTCGAAGTCCAAGCGCACCGACAGCTCCAAGGCGCTGCCTTCCAAACGGCTGCCTAAGTGAGCGATGGCGAACCTGTACATCATCGAGGCTGAGACCAACGGCGGTGGTTCTGCGAGCCTGCCCACCATCGGATCGCTGGCTCCTCCGAACCCTCCGACGCTCGCCTACTTCGTGTCCAAGAACACCAAGTTCACGAACGTGCAGATCAGGCCTGCCCAGGCTGGCCGGCAAAACCTTCTGGTGCGCAGCTCCACGGACACGGTGCTGATCTACTCAGACACCCCGGTGAGCGTGCGCACAGGCAACGTGCCAGGCGCACCCATCGCGTTGACGGCCGGTATCGCCAATGCCCAATATCTGAACCGATCAGCCTTCAAAGCTGCATAGGGAAAGCTCAATGAAATCCACTTCGGTGCGCGGCACCCCCTTCACGAAGATCGGCCCCAGCGGCAACTCAGGCTTCCGCCAAGGCGGTGGTAACGCCGACAACACGGTCGGCACCCAGTACCGTGGGAGCGGCATCAATACCGCGCCAAACGAGCGTGGCACCCCTGCGCAGTACGCTCACGGAAACCCCGGGGATGCGATGCGCGTGGTGAGCCGAGATAGGTATGGCAAGGTGATCGATGATGCCGCGGGGGATCAGGCGAACCCGGCAGCCAACGGGACCGGTGTCATCCTCAACGGGGATCCGCCGCGGGACATGCTCGACTCCCCGGTGCCCATGAAGGCGCCGATGTTCGATGAGGGGTTCATTGCCAAAGAGGACCGTGCGCACCTGGGCGGCGGTAATGAGGAAGGGATGCGCAGCCTGATAGAAGGCGGCGGGGTGATGAGCCGTGGCATGGTCGGCACTAGCAAGCCCAGCGGCGCAGAGGATGAGCTGACCACGGATGACACGCTGCCGTCGGTTGCTCCAGCCGGCAAACCCTGATTCCAGTGCAGGCGGCTGCGGAGATTCGCTTCGCTCGCGAGTCGATGGCCGCCGTCCTCGAGGAGATCAAGCCCCTGCTGTGGGAGCACTGGGCTGAGATCGCCCACTACGCTGACATCCCGCTTGATCCGAACTGGCCCTGGTACGAAGGCGCCGAGGCTGCCGGTCAGCTGCGCATCTACACCGTGCGGGATCAACGTTTTGCGCTGGTCGGGTACTGCATCTATGTTGTCGCCCCAGGCCTGCACTACAAGTCACACACCTATGCGAACCAGGACATCCTGTTCCTGCTGCCTGAGTACCGACGAGGCCGCATTGGCCGGGACCTGGTGCGCTTCACCGAAGGGCAACTCAAAGGCGAAGGGGTGGGGATCGTGCTCCAGCACGTGAAGGTCAAGTACGACTTTGGTCCCATGCTCAAGCGTGATGGCTATGAGCCGATCGACACCGTGTACGGGAAGCGGCTGTAGTGGCGGTCTCCTTTGGCGCCTTGGGCACATACCTCGCCGCCGGCGGAACAGCAGCGGCAGGGGCTGGCGCGGGAGCTGGCGCGGCAGCCGCTGGAGTAGGAGCAGGAGCGGTCGCCGCAGGGGGCGCAGCAGCTGCTGGAACCGCCGCAGCGGCCACGGCCGGCGCGGTGGCAGCTGATGCCACCTTGGCTGAAGTGACGGTCACCGCGGCCGCCGCAGGCGGGGCTGGAGCCGGTACCGCAGCTGCCCTGGGCGGCGCCGCTGCTGCTGGTGTCGCCGCATCTGATGCCGCCAGCACGACCACAGCGGCTCCTAAGACCTCGACCCTCAATACGACGCTGAGCGAGGCATCAGCCGTCGCCACGGGCGCCTCAGCCCTCATGACGCTCGCCAAGGGATCCGGCCGGGTGAACGTGCCGCCCATCCCCAACTCGATCGGCAATGACATGAGTGTGGATGCGGCCGAACAGGCCGCGCGCACCAGGGCAGAAGCTGCCGGCGGATTGAACAGCACTGTGGGCACCTCAGGCGGCCAGGCGGGCGCGGTCCTGAACCCCTCGACCATGAGCCAGAAATCACTCCTGGGCGGATAACGAATGGCTGGAACCGGCACTGATCTGAATCCATTGAATGCGCCCAGCGCAGGCGACCTGGTGGACTCAGCTCCCCCGGTGCGTGATGGCAGCAAAGGCGCGCGCAACATCCGCCGCCTGGCGGCGGATGGGTACGGTGCACGCAAGCGAGGAGCCAAGAGCGGCAAGGAACCGTTGTCCACCGATGAGCTGACCACCCCGCTCGAGCAACCGCCTAAGACCCGCTACGAGGTCAGGCGCAACTACATGAAGCTCGACTGGGAGACCTGGCGGCCGCACTACCTCGACATCAAGAACCTATTCCTGCCGTACCGGACCCGCTGGCTGGATGACGGTGGCGTGCCGAACCGCGGCAACAAGAAAATGCAGTACATCGTCGACAACTGCCCGCTGCTGGCGTTGCGCACGATGTCAGCAGGCCTCATGTCCGGCATGACCAGCCCCAGCCGGCCCTGGTTCCGATTCCGCCCGGATGACGATGAGGTGTACCAGGCCGAAGGGGTCGCGGAGTGGTGCGAGAAAGCGACCGACGGCGCGCACAAGGTTCTGCTGAAGTCGAACTTCTACCGGGCAATGCCCACGTTTTACTCAGAGATTGGCGCCTTCGGGACAGCCGCGCTGGGCAATTACGAGATCCCGTTCGACCCCTCCAAGAAGCACCAGCCGCTGATCAACTTCATCACCTACACGTGTGGTGAGTACCTGTGCAGCCAGAACGACCAGAACGTGGTCGACACCTTCTTCCGCAAGTTCAAATGGACGGTGCG